GGCGGTGACGACGAAGGCGATGGCGCAGGAAAGGGTTCCGGTGGTACAGGTACGAGCCAAGGTCAAGGCAATGGCGGAGGGTTCGATGACCACGATTGGGATGGTGCGAAAGAGATGACCGAGGAGGAGAAGAAGGTTCTCGAGCGTGAGATAGATCAGGCTATTCGCCAAGGAGTAATGGCGCATCAGAAAATAGCGGGAACTGGTGGTGGTGATCTCGATCGGGACTTGCTTGAGTTGCTCGAGCCCAAGGTTGACTGGCGTGAAATGTTGCGTGAGTTCGTGAAGTCTACGTGTAGCGCAAAAGATACATCGTCATGGCGTAGGGTGAATCGTAGGTTCTTGTCTATGGGTACGTACATGCCTAGCTTGATCGGTGAGAAGGTTGGTCACATGGTTATTGCCGTAGACACATCGGGTTCGGTTGGGCAAGAAGAGTTGTCGGGCTTCCTAACAGAAGTTAAGGGTATCGCAGAAGAAGTAAAGCCGAGCCAAGTGGACTTGATCTATTGGGATAGCCGAGTAGCCGCACACGAAGAGTACACCGAGAACGATGTGTCCAACATCATCAACTCTACTAAGCCTAGGGGCGGTGGCGGTACGTCACCCTCTTGTGTATCAGAGTATCTGAAAGAGAAACGTATCGTACCTGAGTGCGTCATCATGCTCACCGATGGGTATGTGGGTAGCGATTGGGGTAGCGATTGGACTGCGCCTGTACTGTGGGCGATCGTAGGAGGAAACGATTGTGTTGCAGACAACGGCAAAACGATTCTTGTCAAGGATTAAATGTTGGTTATTTATAACAAATGTTAGGAGGTATCAGATGGTAGTAGTCGATATAGGTTATCGCAAGCTCGTGATGACCAAAGAGAAAGCAATGCTCTTGGTCGAGTGCCTTGAGAGTGCGGAAGTATACGAAGAGAAGTGGTGGAGTGATGATGTGCGTAAAGAGAAAGGAATGGATAGCACTTACACCTACCACGTGTATCCGAATGAAGCCCACTTCAGTATGAAGATTGTTAGCGATTCACATTTTCAAATGGCTAGATTAGCCGGTAAACCACAGGGGAATTAAAATGAGTATTAGTGCATCAGCAGTATTAGTAGAGTTGAACATCAGCGTTTGGCCTGCCGCAAAGATTGATCGTGAAATCACGAGCCAAGTCAATGCAAGCGCATCAGCACACAAAGATGCGTCACAGACCAAGAAGAATCTGTTTGCGGGTACAAGCCTACGAGCAGACATTGAGAAGTTTGCGGCCCGAGTACGTCTCTACAACAACCAACACACCTTACCTTGGGCAGACAAGGGTGAGCGCATGTTGCCGACCAAGTTGTTCATGGACTACAAGCAGACCATGAATGGATACGAGCGTACGTTCAACATGTTGTGCGATAACTTCTTTGATGAGTACGAGCGACTGGTTGAGGAAGCCAAGATCAACTTGGGTTCTATGTACAAGGCAGAGGACTACCCTGATCTAACAGAAGTTAGGAAGAAGTTCAGCTTTAGACGTAGCGTGAAGCCTTTGCCCGAGGCTGGCGACTTTCGCTTGGACATTCCCGCGCATGACTTAGCGGAGATGAGATCTGCATACGAGACTCAATACTCGGAGAAGCTGGCCGAAGCGATGCGTACACCATGGGAGCGCCTGCACGAAGTTCTCTTGGGTATGTCCAAGAAGTTGGAAGACTCAGGTGACGGGAAGAAGCGTTATCACGACTCATTGATTAGCAACCCATTGGAGTTGTGTGAGTTGTTGACGAAGCTGAACGTGACTAACGACCCCAAGTTAGAGGATGCACGTAGGCAAGTAGAACTAGCCATGCTCGGAGCTGACATTGAAGAGGTCAAAGAGGATGCGTTGGTTCGTGAGAATCTAAAGTCCAAGGTCGATGCGATCTTGGGTAAGTTCGAGTGGTAATAACATTTGTTAGGAGTAATGGACATGAGTATGAATACATTGAGTTTGAGTAACGTAGTTGTAGGTGAAGACTTGCAGAAGACTATGGACAAGGAAGGGTTAAAGTTGTCGGGCGTGTATGCGATGCTTGACCCTGTGATTAGCCGACTGGCTTCATTGAATCCACTGTGGACTTTCGTTATCAATAGCAGTACGCATAGTATGGGCAGTAGCCGAGTGGCATCGGGCTTTATGGTTAAGCTAGATGGTGAAGAGCTAGGGTCTATTGGCTTGTCGTATATGGGTCAACGCGGGAAGGTTATCGCTATCTGCAACGATCGTATTGGTAAGGGCAGACAACGATCGGACTCGTATCGCACTGTGGATGCAGACAAAGCTATCCTCATGGCGAAGAAGATGTTCGGCAAGATGAACCCATCCGAGCGTATCAGTAAGGCTAAGGATGCGGCAGAACGTGTAGTGTCACGAGCGCACTGGAACAAAGAGCGTGAGCGTACTCAACACCAAGCCAATGTCAAGAATGAGATGTTGGTGTGGGCTGAGACTAAGGGTCATGCTATGTTTTTGGAATACCTAAGAGCAGAAGCGATACCCTCGCTCAGACACAAGGTTACTACCTCTATGGAGAAGGTAGAGTTACTCGATACCGAGATGAAGACTATCGAGAAAGTGCAAGAAGACTTTAGTAATAATAAGACTGCGCTAATAGTCAAAGACTTGGGTAAGTACCTAGTAAAAATAGGTGACAACGTAGAGCTATACGATGATAATACGCTCCCTTTGGATATGCGTATGAAGATGGGTATGCTTAAACTTGTGGAAGATGAGCAGTATCTCACCGATGTAGGTTGCAAGGTAACACATGAGATATTTGTTTTGTTGGTCAATGAGCTAACAAATGTTAGCGAAGGAGTATGAGATGAATGAAGAAATTAAATATAGTTCAAAGGCTATACCCCTACGGGGGTGTAACGACCCTAAGTTCAAGTGGATTAACTCCGCACAAACAGACATACGTAGAACATTCCGTAAGGCTCGCTTGCTTATCCGTATCACAAAGGGAGCAGCGTATGAAAGCCGTACTTGAGTTCACGTATCCACAAGATGAAAGCAAGCTCAAGCATGCGCTCAAGGGTGAGGACTATTACCTAGCGTTGATTGAGGTAGACCGAGTGTTCAACATAGGCGGGCATCCCGAACAAATGTTAGACAGGATTGCAGATTTAGTTCAGAAAGGATTAGAAGAATGAGTATTAAAAGATGGATTAGAAATTGGTTACTTAACGAGAACGTGACGTTGAGTACTAGGTCTGAGATTGCAGACACAAGTCCGCCCGAGCAAGGTGCGCAAATTTACATCAGCGAAGCAATGAATGGGCGAGTATTAACCATACGCACGTATAAGCCAACCAACCCTCAGTACGGAAACAACTGGATTAGTGAGTTGTATGTGCTGAAGGATGGTGAGTCGCTGACCGAAGCATTGACGATGTTGTTAACGCTGAAAGGAATCGACAAGTGAATGGGTTTGTAAACCGACAACTTCAACTTGGAAGTAAGCAACCCATACACAAGTTTAAGTTATGCAACAAATGCGAAGAGCTGAAGCCCCCCGAGGGGGGAGTCGAATTGTCCCCACACAGATGGTCATGTGCTAGATGTTGGGCTAACAGAGTAATTGCAAGGAACTTATTAAATGCCAAGACCTAAACCGCCTGAGAAACTAATAGGTAGACAAGTACGAATGTCAGACAGACATTGGTTAATACTGCAACAGCTAGGTGGTGCGCAATGGCTACGTGAGCTATTGGATAAGAAAGCACCGATGCCTAAGAAATATTACGAGGGATTACTAAATGACAACAGGAATTGAATATCTGAAACCGGAACAACAAAAGAAAGGGCGGGGGCTTGGTAAGAAACCCGCACTATTCTGTACGAGCTTGCGTCTACCAAAGGATGTGATGGATTACTTCAACACAAACTATGCGTATACAAAGCAAGCCAAGATGAGAGAAGTTCTTACCGAGTACGTTAACAACCAAACAGGAAACAAATCATGATCGAATTAGCAACAACAACAGAGCAACCCAAGATGACCAAGTCAGCACAAATCCGTAACTACGTTGCGAAACACCCAAAGGCTAAGTCATCAGACGTAGCCAAGGCGATAGGCGTAACCACTGCGTATGTAGCCACAGTAATGTGGACTGCAAAGAAGAAAGCCAAAGTAGCCAAGGTAGCGAAGAAGGCGAAGCCTAAGTGGGAGCAGTTGGGTTTGTTTAGCTCAGACAAATCCCTAGGGCAACTTGCGTACGAAGCGGGTGTAGCAAGAGCAAAGTTGCGTATGGAAGGCGATCGCCAGATCGAAATGTTTGAGCCTAAGCCCGACCCGGTCAACAACCCTGCTCATTACACAGTAGGTGGAATCGAGACGATCGACTTCATCGAAGCGAAGAAGCTCGGCTACAACCTCGGCAATGTGATTAAGTATCTAACTCGTGCCGACCACAAAGGCAACAAGTTGGAAGACTTGCGCAAAGCGCAATGGTATCTGACACGTGAGATCAATTCACTCAAGTGACACCTAACATTTGTTAGAAACAGTTAGGGAAACTACTAGCCACCTTCGGGTGGCTTTTTTACGTCTGTACTATTGACAAAGTAAAAAGTTATGATACTATCAAGACTTGAAAATCTTTTTGGAGTATCAGATGAGCGAACGAATAGACAACGCACTTGCCCTTGCTGACAAGTGTTGGTCAAAGGCAAACAGAGTAAGCCCCGAGTTTGTCGAGCGTTACTTAGAGCTAGCCGAAGAGTTGCTAGTATCAAAGCCCGTTGTTCTTGGTGATGAGTTCCGAGAGTACTGCGGCAAGAAACTTTTATTCCGACCCAAAGAACTGCACCCCAACGTATGGGTATCAGGCGTACGCACTCTGAGTACGCTCGGGTGGATTGCCCACAATGGTTACACGACACCGACCAAGTCGCACAACCACATGCCTTCGGTCTCAGTATGGAAGAGCATGATCTATGGCAACGACACCTGAAGCAAAAGTTAAAGCCAAGATCAAGGCAATCCTCAAATCATATAGAGCCTACTATGCTATGCCTATCGGTACTGGATACGGCAACAGTGGCGTTCCCGACTTTTTAGTTTGTCTCAACGGAGAGTTCTTGGCTATCGAAGCCAAGGCTGGCAGGGGCGTGCCGACTGCGTTACAAGAAAAAAACATGCGTGAGATCAAAGAAGCAGGGGGCAGGGTTTTGGTCATCAACGAAGAGAGCCTTGAGTTAAACATACTTGAGCACGTACTGGACAACATGCAATGCCTATAAGCCGACAACAGTTGGTTAATCAATTATTGCCCGCACTAGATAAGTTATTCGGACAAACGTATGCAGAGCTTAATCGTACCGAGTACCACATGAAAAGAAGGTACGGCAAATGCACCATATACCGATGGGACTTTGTTCAAGGTAAGCGAACAAGCACAACCCTAGCCAAAGGCATAGACCTAGAGTTAGCTGAAGGCATGATGAAACTATTAAAAGAACCTAAATGAACATATTAACAATCGACTTCGAGACATATTATTCTCGTGAGTTCAGCCTAACAAAAGTTACCACAGAGGAATACGTTCGTAGTTCTGAGTTCGAAACTATTGGCGTAGCCGTACAGATCAACGATGGTGAGCCCGAATGGTTTAGCGGGGATGCGGAGAGCATGCACCAGTTCCTCACCCGATACGATTGGGCTAACAGTTTGGCGCTTGCGCACAACGCCCCGTTTGACGGAGCGATTTTGAAGTGGGTCTACGGACTCAGCCCCAAAGGTTGGCTTGATACTTTATCTATGGGCAGAGCCTTGCATGGCACTAACGTAGGCGGTAGCTTGGCGGTGCTGTCAAACTTCTACGGGCTTGGCGAAAAAGGCACAGAGGTTGGAAATGCGTTAGGTATGCGGCGTCAGGACTTCAGCCCTGAACAGTTAGCCTCGTATGGCGACTACTGCAAGAACGACGTTACCCTTACGTGGAAATTGTTTAACGCAATGTCTGCTGGCTTCCCACCTATTGAGTTGCGCCTGATTGATTTGACTGTGCGCATGTTCACCGACCCTGTGTTGCAGTTAGATAGAGAGCTTATCAAAGACCATTTGCTTAGCGAGAAGCAACGCAAGGAAGACCTACTCGAGAACTTCGACAAAGAAGACTTGATGAGCAACGTAAAGTTTGCCATTATCTTGGAAGGTTATGGCGTAGTACCACCGATGAAAGTCAGCCCCGCAACGGGCAAGCAGACTTATGCGTTCTCTAAAACAGACGAAGAGTTTAAGGCTTTGCTTGAGCATCCAAACCCACAGGTACAAACTTTAGTGGCAGCAAGATTGGGCACTAAGTCTACGATAGAAGAAACAAGGACAGCTAGGTTTCTTGGTATTGCCGAGCGCGGTTCATTGCCTGTGCCGCTACGCTACTATGCGGCACACACGGGTCGGTGGGGCGGTGACGATAAATTAAATCTGCAGAACTTACAACGCAACTCACCTCTGAAGCATGCAATCATTCCCCCGGACGGATACATGATGATTGATTCAGACTCATCACAAATTGAAGCCCGTACGCTCGCATGGCTTGCGGAACAAGACGACTTAGTTGACGCATTTGATCGGGGCGAAGATGTATACAAAATCATGGCATCTGCTATCTATGGCAAGAATGTATCGCAGATTACGAAAGACGAAAGGTTCGTTGGAAAGACCACTATCCTTGGGTGCGGGTACGGGATGGGCGCGGCAAAATTCCAAGCGCAACTTAAGAACTTCAATGTCACGATCGAATTGGATGAAGCGAAACGAATTATTGACACATATCGAACTACGTATCCGAAGATTACTGAACTATGGAAATCTGCGGCGTCAGCCCTCAAAGCCATATTGCAGAATCAACAGACTACGCTAGGCCGAGGCGGTATCTTAAAGATCGAAGGCAGTGACGGCATCCTATTGCCCAACACCTTGTACCTACGCTACCCCAACCTACGCCTAATAGAGAATGGGGAAGGGAAGTCCGAGCTGGTGTACGACACCAAGAAGGGCAAAGCAGTTATACCGACCCGCATCTATGGCGGTAAGGTAATCGAGAACGTATGCCAAGCCCTAGCTCGTATCGTGATTGGTGAGCAGATGCTCATGGTTGCGAAGAAGTATCGAGTTGTGATGACTGTGCATGACGCCATCGCCTGTATCGTGCCGACTGCGCAAGTTGATACAGCCAAAGAGTACGTTGAGATGTGCATGCGCACCCGACCCAGTTGGGGCATGGAGTTACCACTTAACTGCGAAGCAGGAGCAGGAGCAAGCTATGGCGACTGTTAATTCTGTATGGCCTTTCCCTACATTCCCGAACCCCAAGGACAAGGGCAACCGAGTCCCTAAATTCAACCCCGATAACCATGAGGATGCACCTGTATGACCGAAGATGAAATAAAATTTTTATCAGAAGTAGCGCACCGAGCCAAAGACCCTGTAATGATGCAATCAATCATTATGTCCGCTGTGAATGGCGTACGTCGTAATGCCGAGGAAGTGCGCAAACATGCCGTGGATATGGAAGTTGTTGCAAACATGGCTATGAACACGCGACTGTTCAAAGGCAACGAAAAGTTCCTTGCCGATAAGTTAGAGAGTTGGAGGCACATGAATGGACTGCGATGGGATGACCAAATTGCCAAACTCAAGGAGAAAAACACATGACACTAATAGACAGAGGATGTTGGGAGCGAGGATGCGCTTGCCACGATGACCGAGTAGATGGTGAGACTGTGAAAGTTGTACTGCGCAACGATGTGTTGGAAGAAGTAGCCAAGGAGTTTGACAGCATGAAAGCTTTTGGTGATACGTCAGCATCGTTTGCTGTGTTTGTGCGGGGTTTGAAGCGATGATTAAATACAACGGCTACGACGAAGCGATCATTGGGCCCGCAAGCATTTGGCGTGATAGTACGCAAGTATCCGTATTGGTTTACGACGCGGAGAAAATACGGGAAATCCTGATGCGAGACGGCATGGATGCCGAGGAAGCGCGGGAGTTTATTGAGTTCAACATTGAAGGCGGCTATATAGGGATTGAAACCCCTGTGCTAGTTTGGCCTAACGATATATGGGATGAAGAATGAATCAAATCAAAGCAATCGAAACTATGTACAAGGGCTACCGCTTTCGCTCAAGGTTGGAAGCACGATGGGCTGTGTTCTTTGACACCTTGGATATACCTTGGAAGTACGAGAACGAAGGGTACGAAAAGGAAGTTGATACTGTCGACGGGGTCAGAATTATGCGGTACTTACCCGACTTCTTTTTACCTTGCCGTTGGGGTGGGGGTATGTTTGTAGAAGTAAAAGGTGACAAAGATGCCCTGAAGAAAAATTGGGATGACAACGCATTGATGCACGACTGGGACGGCATACTACCTAACTTTCATGACTCAGTAGGTAAGAGTAATGCGGGCTTGCTTTTGCTTTCCGAAGTACCCGAGGCTTCACAACATAAAATTTACTTTCATCCGGTGCTTCAGCACGACAAAGGTTTAGTTAAGAGCTATGCGTTTTTTGGCGGGGATGGGCTATCTGTTGTACAAAGGTCGTCGCTATCAGACATGTTGAATGTTAGTCCTGTGTATGGTTTAGACTCATCAGGGGCTGATTGGGACATCGACACCAAACACGCACCATCAGACAGGCATTACCCGCATGTGGTGAAAGCTTACGCCGCCGCACGTGGTGCTAGGTTCGAGCATGGCGAAGGTCAAGCGCAAGCAAAGCCTATTGCAGTACAACCAAGGTACGTGCCCGGGCCGTATCTTTAACAGAAAGAAATTATGAGTATCGTTTGGTCATTCAGTAGCCTGAAAACATTTCAACAGTGCCCTAAGAAGTACTACCACACCAAGATAGCCAAGGACATTGTTGAACCCGACACACAGGCAACACTGTATGGAAAGACAGCTCATACTGTGGCAGAGGAGTATATTCGTGATGGAGTGCCGATCCCTGAACAGTTTGCGTATATGCAAGCTACCCTAGATGTTTTAAAAGACATCCCCGGAGAGAAATTATGCGAAGTAAAAC